AGATCTCTCGTGCTTACAGCGTATAGCTGCTTAGCACATTATTGAATTATTAACGAACTATTGCTATAATATTGCATTCAACAATAGATTTATCTACCTTGATAACTTTCAATCTGAGAGGGCACACATTGATAAGCGCATATTTACCTTCCTCAATATTGTAAACATAGATTTTATTGTTGTTACCTATAACAATCACCTGATTTGGTTCTATAGGCAAGGTAAATACCAGCCCTTGACGTATCTTCATTGATTCTATCATAATTCTTACTTTTTAAAAGGTTTATTAACTGCTGATTCTTTTAATAATGGATGCATACATCTTACAACCCTTGCTTCTGTATTGTTTTTCTTCTGATACTCACAAAGATTGCATTCGATAGCACCAACCTTATGCAGAGCGTGCGTATATCGCCCACGCTCACCAAAAGGGCAATCTGTTGCATATTCAATACCGCCGTGAATAAACTCACGTACCTCATATTTAACTGCCGTATTCGGCTTCTTTTCTTTCTTTTGGTATAACATATTATCTTATCTCAATTTTGATTTTATAAATCGATTTCTGCTTCAAATTTTCCGTACCATCAAGCAAAAGATGAGCAATGATATCATCTACGGATTCGCTGATAGCTCTCTTCGTATATTCGTGATAATTGCCGTCTTCTTTTTCTTGATAGACGTTTACACAGCCAGAGCTATCATCTGTGACAATAACCCCATTATCGGCGAACTCTAGCTTAAAATTAAGTTTTTCCATATAATTATTTTTTTTGTTCCATAAAATGTTTCTGTTGTATTAACATCATTCTTGTAATCAGATTCTGCATCTTTTCGATAATAAACTTCGGGGTCTCCGAAGTTCTGATAAAGAAAGGATGCTTTCCTCTCTTATGTCTATTGAAGAACAATGTATCGTCTTCACCCTCTATCTTAACAGCAATCATATACTGACCGATGAAGAGGTGGGCACTTCCCTCTTTTCTCTTTCGAGGTGTGGTGTACTTGATGCCGTTTTCGTCTAAGAAAGACATCAGCTTCTTTAATTTCGTTTCATTTTTCATCTTGCATATCTCCTGTAGTTTAGTTATCACTTAACATTTTCTCAACTTCATCATCGTATTTGTTTCTTTTACACCAAGTAGTGAGGTCAAAGATTACTTCCGCATCCTTTCTAAAGCTTTTGTATAAGCTCAGATATTTTTTCCTTGTTTGTGCGTTAGCTTTTCTCGCCTCGTTAAAAAAGGCGAAGTAATTTTTAAAATATTCCGAGTGTATTGTGATAACATCGGCATTCTCGCATTTTTGCATCATAAACAGTATCGCTTCTACGATAACGACTGCCTTTGAAGTGCAATAGATGTGATTTTTCTCTTTTGTCACAACTTCTCCGTTCTTAATGATGATAACCGAAAAATGACCTTTTGCGGAATTTTTTTCGTAATCACAACTTACATAGCACTCATATCCAACAAGTTCTTTTGCTGGTGTGAGGTAAGTATCGAGCCAATTTTTATTTTTCTCCATTTCGTATCTCCTTTGTTATTATATAATCGGGTGGGGGCATACGTGCGCCCGTTAGTTAATTATCTTTGGGGCTGTCGCCCCAATAAGGGAATAAATTAAATTAAAGCCATCAACCCTTATTTTATTATTTTTGATTTTACATAAACTACATTTTTGCCTCCTTTCTTCTCATGCCGTGATGAGATATTGATATAGCATCGTCCATCTGCATACGATAGATATTCGATTCAATGGAAAATGCACTTCTATTTTTTGCGCTTATCACAATTACCGAACCTTCAATATCCGTGATAGCCATATTATTGGTACATACCTTTTCATCGCACCTTACTTCTTTGATTCTTGTGCGCTTATTGATGATACCTCTGTTTACAAGCTGATTTGTGACTTTGAATGCTTGATACATCGTACCAAAGATAACATCCTTGATTCTGTCATAAGATAAACCTTTGTTATCGCTAAACTTCTTCCTCAACATACGACTTTCACGTTTGAGAGCCTTGCGAATAGTCTTCACATTCTTCCCATTCGTCCCCTTATTGTGCGTATTGATTACGTCCTCTTGCATTCTAACTTGGTTCTCTATGACAATCCTTCTCAAAAGGTTTTTGAGGGCAGGGAATGTCATCTTCTTCAAATCATACTTGCGAAGCTTATAACTATATCCATCATTTGAATGTATGCTGCGTGCAATGAATCTCTTCTTTCCGTTTTTCTCTTCAAAACGAAAATACCCTATCTTGCAACCATATTCTAGCAGTCTCTTCAATTTATTATTGTCGATATGCAATAATTTGGCGCAATGATTGTATGATACAAGGTTAAGGTCTGATGAGCGGAATAAGAGCTTTATTTTAAGAAGCAAACAGAAGGCATCCAAGCGATTCTTATCGCTCAGAGCAAACTTAGCTTCCTGTATTCCTATTCTTATTCTTTTCATCATTATATATATTAATGTAAAAACCAAACAGATGAAAGGTGCTATCTATCATTCTGCTTGGTTTGTATATCGAACCCTTTCACTTGTGTTGATTGGGCATATATGATTCTTTTCTTTGTTTGGAAAATAGCACTTCCCTTTTCATGCCGCAAAATTATAAAGAAAATCCGAGATATTCGCTTAAAATCTATTAAAAAACTAATAAGAAGTATTAATTAATTAAAAATACCTATTAATAAATTTGGCAGTCTGAGAAAATGTTATTAATTTTGCGGCATCAAAGTTAATAAAATAGCTTTTGATACATATAATTAATGTAGAAATTATTAATAAATTAAAATAGGAGATACGACAATGAAAACAGAGATTTTAAGCAAGCAAGTCTTAGATTACATCATCAACGATGTTGAGACAACCATTCATCGCTTGGGCATCAATGCTCAGCTTTCTGTAGAGGTTGAAAAAGATTATAGAGGCAACGAGTATGAGAAGTTGGTAAGTACATCGTTTCAGACAATGCCAATGCTCTTTAAAGAGATTCACTTGGAAGGCAGTATTGCAATAAGAGATAAGGTTGATGCACCTGATGATTTCTTGGAGGTTTACGTTAATCTCGATTACTGTTATCATACATTTGGTAATTGTAGCAACGGACATACCTTAGGTAGAATTGTCTTCGAGGTTGATAAGCGAACCAATGAGAAGATGAAGGAGAGTGGTAAGGAGAGCAATTATATTTCAATGATTGTACGCAAGGTTCAGTCACTCGAAATCTAAGGAAGGTAACGGCAGGGCTAACCACCTTGCTACTAATATAGGAGATACGAAAAAAAATGAAAAAAGAAAAAGACATGATGAATCCAAGTAATTGGAGAATCGAAGATGTAAAGAATGCGGTACAGGCAGCAGTCCTTGTCGCTAGTGGAATTATCTTAGCGTATGCCACTATTTGGCTCGCTTACTAGAAGAGGGAGGTAATATGGAGATAGTAACAACGTTGGTTAAATTCCGTTGTCGCAAAGATGTGATGATGGAACAGTCAAAGAATGCTCAGATTTTCCTTTTCAACGGAAAAGAAGGTAAGACTAAAGTATTCATACCTAAGTCTAAACTAATTATCAAGGATGATGCCTTAGATAGCAACTATAATCTTTGCATCATACCTAAATGGGTATTCCTTAACACAAAGAACCTTTCGCAGAATGTTGAGTTGGTAGGAGAAACGCAACACATGGAGGTTCTCAATGATATTGAAGATTAATAGTATATATAGTAATAATTATTTTGTTTAACGTATTAAAAAATAGGAGATACAACAATGAACACAATGGCAATGAATTTGATGGCACAGCCAAAAGTAGCAGAGGTAGCGGTTGCAAAGCAGCCAGAGTTAAAGAGCGATAACATGAATCAGTTCTTGGATTTTGAGACATCCAAGGTACAGATTCTGACAATCGAACAGCTTGAACGCACCGAGAAAGAGAATGATGTGTACGGAAAGCCTTTGAAGGGCATCTATCATTTTGACCTCATTCATCAGGTGGAAGACTTGTGTGAGAAGCACGGTTATAAGGCTGAGATTTACGACCTCTTTGCGGCTAATAACAAAGACCGCAATACTCCAGGTGTTACCCGTTTGCCTGAGAAGGAAGCTTTGATGGGTGATAGAGCTGTAGAGGCTCATATCCTTCGCCGAGTATTCTGTAATATTCGCTTGCGTGACTTTGATAAAGGAGAGGGTAATGATGAGATTACAACCAATATGGCGGTATCATTTCATCAGAAGGGTATTCAGTTAGGTATCGGTAGAAACGTAGTTATCTGTCACAATCAATGTATGCTTAGTGCTGAACATTACGCTGCTACCTACTCAGACCTCAATAGCAAAAGAGAAGCTTTTAAGCTCGATGAGCTTCTTCAACGTGCTGATGCTTGGCTCGCTAATCTAAGAGGTATCATTGATGCCAATGATGAAATGATAGAGCGTATGAAGAATCGTGAGATTAAGGCACAGGAGATGTTTACCATTATCGGTATGCTGACCTCGCTCCGTATTGCTGCTGAAACGAAATACAAAGGCATTCGCAACCTTCAAGTCATTCCTCTTAATCAAGCACAGATTGGTCGCTTGACCGAGAAAATGATGATTGCCTACTACGAGCGCAATATGGTTACCGCTTGGGATTTGTACAATGCGGCTACCGATATGTATAAGTCAACTCAGCTCGACCAGCCAATGATTCTTTCACAGAACTTGGCAATGAGTAGCTTCATTCATGATACATTGATTCCAAACGCATAACTACATATAAGATTGAATATAGAAAATGTCGATAACAAGAGCCATTAAGCCGCCGTGAGGTGTCGGCTCTTTCTTTTAGAAAAGTTAAATTTAGGTTCTGATATATATTGCCGTGAGGCAGTTAGATGTCGTTTGTTAGATAGATATTAATTATGGTTATTGTTTTTGCCCTACGGCGGTAGGGCTTTTTATCCCGAGGAAAACCAATCGCACGGGTGTGCGTGGGCTGTATGGTAGTGATACCGATATTCTTATCATATCCTAAAGAAAGGTGGGTGTATATATAAGTTTATTTATTCTACTGTGTTAAAGAATGTATGCGAAGACACTCCGTAATAAGCAGCTCTTAATAAGCGGAGGTTGGCGAGGGTTCGATTCCCTCTCTTGGGGCTATGTTTTTTAAATTTATACAATATGACAGATTATAACGGAAAATTAAACTTGCTGAAGCTCAAAAGAGCTGGCGTTATGCAAATACCAGGGCGAACCGAAGTGCTTCGCTGCTTGGTTATCCCTATTGAAGAGAATAATATCTTCATTAGTACGGATGAAAATAATCGTCCGAAGGCTGCTTATCTCGACCTTACCGCTTGGGCGTTGAAGAACCCTAAGTATGAGGAAACTCACATGATTAAGCAGTCGTTGCCTAAAGAGGTTCGTGAGAAAATGACAGATGAGGAGAAGAAGGCGATGCCTATTCTAGGTGGCTTGAGACCTGCAAACTTTGAAGCTCAGAATGGAGCATCTACTTGCGAAGCTCCTTTTGCACAGGCGCAGGATTTGAACGATTTGCCCTTTTAGTGTAAGAGCTTTCTTAGATATAGGATTTAAGTTAGTTTTAGATTATTAGAAATATGAGAAGTAGAGAAAGTAATTGGTTTGAGGTAGGAATCCGCTATCAAAAGACCCAAGAAGATGGTTCAGAGAAATCTGTGACCGAAAAGTATGCGATTGATGCCTTATCCTTCACGGAAGGTGAGAGCGCAATCACAGAGGAAATGGCTGCTTATATTAGCGGCGAGTTTAAGGTTAAGTCAATGCAAGAGGCTTCGTACAGAGAGGTGTTCTTTTCTGATAAGGATGATGATGATTACTGGTATAAAGCCAAGTTACAATTCATCCTCATTGATAAAAAGTCTAATAAGGAGAAGCGTAGCAATGTGACTTACCTCGTACAAGCAAAGTCTATGCACCGAGCAATCAATAACATTGATGAGGTGATGGGGAAGACACTTATCGACTATGATATTGTGGGACTTAATAAAACGACAATCACAGATATCTTTGAGCATGATTTGGAAAAGCATCAAGGGCTTTGAGCAAAGTTATGATATATCAGATACAGGATTAGTTCGTTCTAAGGTAAATAATAAAGGAAAGTTAAGATATTTAATAAAGAAAACTCATGTAAATAATAACGGTTACGAGGTTGTTCCTCTTAGTCATAAAGGGAAACGTAAACTTTTGGCAGTACATCGTATTGTTGCATTAGCTTTCATTCCTAACCCAGAGAATTATCCGCAGATTAATCATAAAAATGAGAATAAACTTGATAATACGGTTGCTAACTTAGAATGGTGCACTTCTAAATATAACTGTCAATATGGAAGTAGAACAGAAAGAATGCGAATGAAAAGACGAAAAGATAAGCGTTCTTTTAATGTAGAGCAAATCGATAAAGAAGGAAATGTTGTTAATACTTTCTTTTCTATGAAAGAGGCTCAAAGAATTACAGGTATAAGAGAAAGTGGTATCTCAAAGTGTGTAAATGGAATAATATTATCAAGTGGAGGATTTTATTGGAGAAGAATAAATAATAAAATAAAAAAGTAAGATTATGGCAAGACCTAAGAAAAATGGCGCAGAACAGCCTTTGAATTTAGATGGCAATAATATGCCTATGGAGAATGAGAACGCTCAGCAGAGCCACAAAAATGCGGCTCAGCAGCAAAGTGAGGAGCAAGTTGAGGAGTTTGAGGAAGAGGATGAGCTCCCTTTTGAAGTAGAGGATGGAGTTCCTTCCCCTATTGATAATGATAGTAATTCATTTGTTATCTATGCTCCAAATAATATTGAAACTCGTAAGGGGCGAATGGAGGTGGTATCGGGCATTACTCTTAAAGAGGGTTATCGTGGATTGATTGTTCCAATTACATTTAACGCTCTTCATGGTTTGCCTACGGAGTCAGATTATCGCCTACAGCACTCCGATGTGATTTCTACGCATGTAGGGGAGAAGGAGATGGTAAGACTTGTACTCTCCATCAATGATGAAACAATGATACAAGAGCAGACGAACTTCGGTTCACGCTCTCGCTACCTTATCATTCCGAAGGGCTCTCCGCTTGCCATTCTTGTGATTTTTAAGCTGTGAAATATATAATTGCGGATGGAGGTCTATTCTATAGTATCTCCTTCCGCTCTATTAAGTAAACTATGACAGAAGTTGAACGTAAAATGCGCAGAAGTAAATACGGTAAGACCTACTATCAAAAGCATCGTCAAGCTTGCATCGAAAGAGCCAAAGCTTGGTACAATGCTCATAAAGAGTATCGTAGGCTGTATATGCTTGCGTATAATAGTAGATAGTGTTTGTATGGATAAGTTGGATAAAATTAAAGAGTTGAATACTCAATATAAGCTTTTACGTAATAACGGGATGGTGGTAAAAGTAGACCTCGTAACCAATGTGGGAACTTATGTAGTAAAGAACCCTAACATTATTAGCAAGGTGCTTGACTTACTTATCCGTGAATCGCAGAAGCAGATAGAAAGTGAGGTGAATACATGATAGGATTGAATGATAGACCAACAAGAGCAAAAAGGGTTGTTGTGGTTCAGTTAAAAGACAAAAAGCCTGAACCTTTCCTTACTTGCCCAGAGATTTATTTAAAGTACGATAAAGAGAAGATTGGCATCTGTCTTAATGCTCTATGGAATGCTCTTGCTAAAGATGGTTGCTACGAGAATAAGAAATGCAAAATCTCTTATCAGAGTATCGAACAATTAAAAACATTGGCATGGGAGTAGGTTATAAAGGGTGTTGTGTACTAAAATATCCTCATTCTATAGATGATGGATTATTAGCTCTGTACGCACAGGGGCTTACCATACCCGAAATTAGTAAAAAGGTAGGTATACCTTATGAAACAGTACGGCGGCGACTAAAAGGAAATGGAGTTAAACCTGCATCACCACGATTTATCGCTAAGTATGGTGAAATCCGTTATTTAGGGCGTTTCCGCTACTGGAGCGAGGAGGAGGAACAGAGATTTATTAGATTATTTCCCTTTCGTACAAATAAAGAAATTGCTAAAATCTTCTGTTGTAATATCAGAACAGTTAAGAATAAGGCTATGTCTCTTGGGTTAAGAAAAGATGCCGTATGGTTACATGAGTATAGATTATCTTCCATGAAGATTGCTACCATTATATCCAAATCAAGCTCTAAGAAGTTTAGGTTTAAGGAAGGGAATAAATTCGGACATAAGTTTAAGAAAGGGTTTAAGTACGATAAAGAATTTTGGGAGAAATATAGAAGAGGTGAGGTTTCTTTGCCTTGATTTTATTTTTTCTTAGTATATATGATAAAGTTAAAAAACATTTGTAATATGGAAGAAACTAAGTATAATAATGATGTACCTTACGAAAGAGTAGTGCTTAGAGTGTTAGAAAACTACTCGAAGATGCAAATCAAGCTAACTCGTTACCAGAAGAAGGTCAAAGAGCAAGGTGAGTTGCTTAATAAATTAAACAACAAACACAATGATTACGAGAAGGTCGTAGCTGAGCGTGATGAGCTTCTCCAAAAGAATAAAGAACTTTCTCGCCAATTGAAGATTTACGAAGGTGTGCGTAAATACTTCAATGGTCAAGTCTCAAAATTAGAAACTGATAAATAATATATCAATATGAAGAAGATTTTATCTTGGTGCGGTTCTCATACTGAGCTGCTATGTGCATTCTTTTTGTTAGGATGCTGTATCAGTAGTGCGGTCAAAGATGGTTGGTCTGTGGCGATATTATTCTTGCCGTTTATCGCTATGTGGATATTTACCTATCACTTACAGAAAGAGATTTCCCGTCTTATTAAGAAGAATGAAGAGCTGAAAGAAACTAATAAGCAGCTCGAAGAGGCTTATGAGGATAAGACTTTAAAACTGAATAGATTTATGGATTTTAAGTCACTCTTTTATTATAGATACCTCTTAGCGCAGAATGATGTTAATTTATGCAAGAAGAAGATTAGCTGCGGTGACTATCTTTCAAATAGGAAGTATTATGAAAATATGATAGAGTTCTATCTTAAAAAGATTTTGGACAAGGTTGTGTAATAATGAAGTACGATGAGTTTTTAAAGAAGGAGCGCCAGAAGAAAGGCAGAAGCAAACCACGGCACATTGAATCGCAGATTCAGATTCAGATGGTGAAGTGGTTTCGCTTGCAATACCCTCGCTATATCATTGCCGCCATCCCTAACGGAGGACAACGAAGTGCGCTTGAAGCGAAGATTATGAAAGGCGAGGGCGTTTTGGCTGGCTTCTCCGACCTTATTATTATAGCAAGAGAAAATGTCCTATTTATTGAAGTTAAAACTAAGGACGGGTATCAATCTGATTTGCAAGCCAAATTTCAGTCTGACGTTGAGCGATTAGGCTTTCAGTACAGCATTTGCCGCTCATTGGATGAGTTTATCTTAACCATCGAAAAATGGTTAAAAGATAAGTTTTCTGTGTAAAAATATCCGATTTTCTTAGTTTTGTATTAATATCTATTAAAATACTAATATAAAACACCGAAAAGATTTGTTAGTTTCAAAAGAAATTATTAATTTTGCGGTGTAAATAATTAATAAATAGGTTTAACAATTAAAAGATACAACAATGGAAACAAAGAAAATTGCTCGATTCAGATTTACAGCACTTGCCCATACTTTCGATAGTTGGGATGAGGTTATAAGTTATTACGAAAGACTTGTAGAGTGTGGTGAATGTATGGTACTTCCTACTCTTTCATTTTGGGATGGTAAGGTAAGAACCAATAAGTGGCACGCACATGTTAAAAAGAATGGTAAAATTGAGTTTACAGAAATTGAAAAATAGGAGATACGACAATGGAGACAATAAACGTAAATGAGCTTTTAGATAAGCTCTCAGATAAGCAGAAGCAACTTCTAAAAGATACTATTATTAATGGCTGTTGGGGTACATGTGATAGTGAATTTGTAAACGAAAAAGGTATTATTATTGTGTCTAATTGTTATGGATATGTTGTTAATTTAGCAAAGGAAGCAGGGCATTTCAATGGTCGCCAAATATCAGCAATGTTCCGTTCTATATATAGCAAACTCTGCCCGAATAATGGTACAGGTAATTTTCTTTCTCATATCTCTAATTATTGGGGTAATGGTTCGGGTGATGCTTTATTCATAAAGAGAGATTATGTTATAGCTTTCGAGCGTTGGGCAAGAGAGCAATAACTCAATGAAGGAGATACGACAATGATTACAATTATTAATAAATACACAGGCGAGGTTATCACTAAGTACTCATGTGCTTTGGTTAGTGAATCAGATGTTGATTCTTTTATTGCCAACGCAAAGGGTTCTGGTACGTTCAGAGGACGTTGGAATGCTATCGTAGAGTATTTTATTCCTCTGAAAGGGTTGAATGCAACACAATGCCTTCTTAAAAGCCAATACGCTGTGAAGGAATGTATGAAGAAGAAATAATTAACGTTTAAATATAGGAGATACAATTATGGCAGTAGCAGTTAGTACAAAAGGTGTTGAGAATCTTGTGAAGCAGATTAATGCTGCTTATGGTAAGGTAATAGTCACAGCTGAGTTACACTCAGACGGGTGGCTCATCCTCGTAGGTGAGAATCCTATTAAAAATATAGGAAATGCTAGCGAGGCAGTTCGTTACCTTGAAGGTGTGAAGCATGGCATTGAATTAATGAAAGAAGGACTTTAGTTATTAATCGGGCAGCGTAATAGCTGCCCATAAAAAAATAGGAGATACAATTATGGAAATCAAGGTAAATATACCACAAAACGATTATGTTCAACCAACCGAAGTTAGAGAGGAGGTCGTACAGGCAATCTGTAATGCCTTCTTATCTAATAGTTGTTGGGATATTTTTCATCCTTTCTCAGGTGCAAATAATGGTAGCCGACCTGCTACAAGACGTATTAGTTTGAGCAATCCACGCTTTAGTGGACACGCTAATGATAAGGATATGGTTAGAATACATGGATGTGAAATGAAAGCTGCCTTTAAGGTGTTGATGAAGGCTGGTTATCACATGTATAAAGTGTATGACTATGGCTCTTGGATGGGGTATGCATGTGATAAGAAACCTTTCCGTGAGGGTGCATCTGAGGTTCTTACGTTTAACGATTTTATTGATTAAGCTTATGTTTATAGAATTTAAGAATTTAAATGTAGCATTCGGAAAAGAGTTCCCTTTAGCTATCGTGTACCTCAATAAGTGCGATGGTGAACGTTTTTTAAGGGAGCAAGGAATAGCGAAATCTGGTTCTTTTAGCTGCTTTATCTCGCTTATTGCAATCGTTGATAACGTACCGCAGAAAGCGAGCAATAAGATTATCTTTACTAATTATCGCATTCTTAATGAAGAAGAGGAGAAAGATGCCTTAGATACTCTTAAACGAAGTAATCTTACTATCAATGATAAAGGGTTTGTTTCCTTCCTTGATTATAAGCAGATTTGCTTTGAGGTAGATGGGAATATTCTTCCTTATGATGATTTCTGTAAGTATCAGCTACCTAAGAATAAGGTATTCAAACTAGTCTTTGATAATGGCTTCTCCTATTATGGCTCAGAACCTTTTAAGGGTGATGCAAAGAAGTATGCTGATACCGCAATAAGGATTGCTGAGAAGATTGGTTATCTTTGGTTTAGTTGGAGAATGGGTTTCACACTTAACAATCTTCTCAACGTAAGAGTTGTTTACGGCAAAAATGAAAGTTATTCAGAAATATCTAATACATAATGATTATGGAAGAGATTAAAGAAAAGAAGTTTATCATAGAAGCAAAGGGCGAAGTGCCCTTTGCACAACGCACGGGTGATGGCTACGAGCTATTCAATAACGAACGAACAATGAAGTTCTGTGCGAGAAGGCAACAGATACTGGATAATGAAACGGGTAAACAGAAATCTTGTTTTGCTGTTTTCTGCTTCGTTAAAGAGGATGATGGATGGGTACAAGGTGACAACTATCATCAGACGGAAACCATCACCTCTTTTGTTAAGGATTTGAATATCTCTCCTTATTTTACCAATGCGGTAAAGGAATATCGTGAGCAGATGGAAATCACAGAAATATGGGAGGTGAAAAAATGGGAATAGGAGCGGTTTTAATCATCATAGGCGCATCCGTCATCGCATTGAGCAGCGTTGTTGCTGTTGGCGCAATGAACGGAAAATTAGAAGGTGTGGTAACCATACAAGAAAAAATCTTGATTACTATATTCTTATTCATCTTACTCATAACGGGTTGGGTGCTATTGTATAACGGAATATCAATAATTAATCTGTAATAAAATGGGAAAGAGATTAAGCTTAGAAGATAAAGCTAAAATAGCTAACGGCAATGAACGTCATTGTAGGCAATGCAATCATCGTGTTTGCCCAGATGGTTTGCTTGAAGTATGTTCGGAGGCTTTTATTCGAGGGTACAAGAAAGGCTATAAACAAAGTCAGAAAGAACAGAAAGAACGTATTGACAAGATACTCCACCCTGTTACAGAGCCTTGTGGTAGTAATGCTATCTTTGTCTTTTTCAGAGACGTAAGAAGTGGTGAGTTACAACCTTATATTGAGGATATGAGAATGCCTGATGCAAAACGTTACCAAGATATAGGTTCAATAAGGTTTTCGCCAGAAAAAAACGAGCCGCAAAAACTACAAATTGCATGGTGTTATCCGAAGGATTTGGTTGAGCTTCTTGGATATAACAAGAAGTATGCCGATTTTGAGCGTATAGCTCTTTCTGAAGGCGCATTCTCTTATCCTCGTGAGGAATATGAGGAAAATCTTCAAAAGTACTCTGCCGTGCGCTATGAACACAAAAAATATTATCATTATCGTAAATTAAAAAAATAGCTTTGTTATGGATAAAAAAGATATTAATCTAAAAGTTATACTTGAAATCGGTGGTAACCTTTGCGGTATGACCATAAAGGATAAGGATGATAAAGTTGTGCTATTCGAGCATTTGTCATTTAATGAGCAAATTAAGATTCTCAATAGCCTTAGTCAGAATTATAACTGCCTTGTGCGGTTCTTAAAAGAAAAGGAGGGATAAGGTATGAATTTGGTTCTATTTGTATTGATTATCATATCTGTTGGGGTTACTTTCGGATGTCTTGTGCAAGGTAATAATAATAAGGAGAAGTAAAGTATGGAAGCAACTATTTTATTAGGCAATCATAATGATTGTAAGATTGATACGGGAAGATATGTAGAAACGGACGTTATGGGTTGGAAAGCCACTATCTATGTACCGAGTGGTATTGATAATGAGCAGATTCAGAAAGCCCTTGATTACGCTTATTCTACTCTCTGTCAGAGTTGCTATATGGAGTTTATCTTGGCAGACAACTTCCTTCTTATCTCTAAGGAGGTCTTTGATAAGAAGAAGGTGTTTAAGTTCAATCTTAAAAGGCATTTTACCGATTGTCAGAAATCCATCCATGATACGATGAAGTTGTATGAGCGACACATGGATGAGGATTACTATAATGAGTATTCTACTTATCTGTGGGATTTGATTAAGGATAAGGTTGAGAAGTTACGAAAGATGATTGAAGATAAGCTTCGCAATCTTAAATGCAAGTATAACCCTTATCTCTGCTCGTATGTCATTATGATTCAGAACCTCGTACAGCAGATTAATGATACCCATATACACGTTATGGAGATTACCGAAAGGGAGTATGGAGTTGATATTGCCACAAGCTACGAGAATCATCGGGCTAAGATGGCATTCACGCAAGCGGATAATTGTCTGTACGACATCATGCACGATGAAGCAGAGAAATTCCGTGATAATATCGTTAAAGATAAGAAGGTTATCGCCGTATGGTCTGATATAACAAGAACTCTCTATGACCCTATCAACGCAAAGAAGGCTCGTTTCTCGGCTTTTTATAGCATGCCAGAAGAAACGCAAGCTCTCTATAATTTGCGAGAGGAGGATGGCTTCTGCGAGCCTAAAGAAGGTACTAAGAAATTCAAAAAAGGAGCGTAAGGTATGGATAGGGAAGATATGCGTAATCTGATTTCGTATGGGAATGCTTGCTCTAAGTACACAAAGAAGAAGCTATCTGAGATAACTGTTGTTGAGTGTCTTTGTTTTTGGCTCTTTATGGTAGAGAATAAGCATAACTTTGCCCCACCAATTATATATTATAAGAGTTAGATTATCATTTCATCTTAATATATGTTGTATCTCTTGGGGGCGGCGGTCTCGGCTGCTGCTCCCTTCTAAAAGTTTACACAGCATATATTGGTTCTATTGTAAGTAATAGGAGAATTGATTATCTTTGCACAAAATAACAATTTAAAATATAAAGAATATGAGCAAGTCAAGCGGTGGTACTCGCACCATAAGCAGCAATAACGCTGTGCAGAACAGAACACAGAGTTCTCTTAGCGGAAAAGTCAGTACAATGGACGAAGCCAATAAGGTTATGGACACATACAAGAACCTCTATGATATGCCAGCGAAGGAACAGAAAGCATTTACTGATTCTTTCGCCCAGGCAGTTATGGACACATTTAATGAGAAGAAAAAAGGCTACGATGATTTGATGTTACAGAGAACCGACAAGGCATTCAAAGAAAACAACAAAGCTGATTATGATTGGGCTGTTCATCAGCATACTATACAGGTAGATAATCTGGTAGAGGAACGACAGCTAATCACAGATAAGTATAATAAGTTTATCAAGGTAAAGAAATAAATTGCTGATTCTTAGTACGAAAGCTATTAAATACTATTAATTCCGATTTATTTCTATTAGAATCGAAAATAATTGGAGAAAAAGTTGGTAGTTCGCAGATTTCTTTTTAATTTTGCGGCGTTCAATAAAAGTAAGCTGATTGAGATTGAGAAGCTCTTTCAGTATATGGAAGGGCATTTTTTATGCTCTGACTTCTCTAAAGAAATACGATATAGGCGTATTGTCCCTTGCATACATTGTAATGGTGTGTGCGTTCCTTTAGCTTACTGGAATTGAACAAAGGGTAACAGTACGCCCTTTATGTGTCTGTATAGTTTAACGTTCAAAAAAGTAAGCAAAATGAAGAACGTAGAAATTTTTAATTCTCCTATGTTTGGAGAGCTTAGAACCTCACGGAATGAGAAGGATGAACCTTTGTTCTGTTTGAAGGATGTTTGTGATTCCTTGGGGTTGCAAGTTGGAGCGGTAGTAAATAGACTTCAATCTTGCCACATTAGTTCAATTAAGGTAGCAACGGAAGTTATATCTCATGGTGCTGCAACAGGAAAGATGCAAGAGCAGGAAATGTTCTTTGTCACCGAACCAGACCTTTATCGTTGTATCTTTCAGTCTCGCAAGCCTGCCGCACGAAAATTTCAGGATTGGGTCTTTAATCAATAGTTCGTTAATAATTCAATAATGTGCTAAGCAGCTATACGCTGTAAGCACGAGAGATCTTTGAAAATCTTGCTAATTAAAGTTCGGTTCGGG